GATGAATTGGTAAAACCCCCAAAGCCAGTTTTCTTGCATAACTCCTCCTCTTTTAATAAAGCATACTGTAAGTTCTTGTTTAAAATCTGTAGGTCTATACCCTTACTTATCCGGATTCTTTCCTGGAGGTAGGCAACAGACTCTTTTACATCTAGTAAATGTTTTAGCGCCTTACTGCGTAATCTTTTTTTCATAAAGTTACTTTTCCTTTTTGTAAATAAAAATAGCATCGTACTGCGTGAAACCTGGCGGAATCGGGCCTAAATTTTCCCAAATGCCACCCCAAAACCCTTAAAAAAGGGCTTCAGGCTGCCATCTGTTTTACAACTCGAAAGTGATCGTATCGCCCAAAAATGGGAGAATCTGATCGTGAATGCTTACGAACCATTCATGATTCTTTTGATATACCCCAAAAAAGCCATGGCAATAAGTATTGGAAAATTGATTCATGCGAACTTTGGTCGTTCTTGACTTCCATCCGCCCGTTTTAAGAGTGATGGTATCTCCCAGTTGTGAGGCAACCTCTGTGCCTCTATAAATGCCCACCAACGCTCCTTGATCGTTGCGAAAGGTGGTTGTCTCTACTCCTCGGAAAATTCGAGTCTGTGCCATGTTTAAGCCTCTTTTGGTTGGTTTGATTGAATGAAAGCCTCGCAACACCGCTTTAGGATGTCGTTTGCCTCGTCTAAGGGTAGATATCCCCCGTCAAATTGCTCGTATATGTCATTGACTGAGCAAAATAAATCGTCAATTGTGAATGGCTCGCTCATGGTTTTATCTTCCTTGTGTCGGTGACAAACATTTCACCCATTAACAGGGCATTTTCTCTTAGGCTCAAACTGCTATCTAGTTCGGGTATGTGATAGCCATCCTCAAAGCATTTAACTAACCATGCTCCCTGATCTGTTGCGTAAATGTTTGCTCGTTTGTAATTGGCATCCATAGTTAAATAATGATTCATACTTCCTCCTTTTGTTTGCAAATTATCCCTTTCGGGATTTCGGCTAATAAAGCCATCATCAGACTTGCTTGATTAACAACTTGTCCCATATAACATCTAACAAAGCCTCCTTTTCTATGTCTGTAAATGCGTTTGATACATCCACCCCAAGATTCAGATAGATATAGTCATAAGCCTTTGTAAGGGCATCTAGTGCAATCTTTTCTACTGCCTCGTTGGTTAGTTCGTGCCAATTTTTCATGCTATCTCCTTGATTGGTTCTCTATCCCTTAAACACTCGCCCGAATTAATCTCTTGCACTCGTATATCTGCCCATTGCTCAAACCATTTCGGCTCAAGGTTGTAAGTCTTTGCGTGTGCCTTAAGTCCCTTGTGGAGTGTGCCTATCGCCTCGTTATAGGTCGAGCCGATGGCTTGAAAGTCAAAACTCCGACTATGTGCGTGTGCGTAGTAAATCTTCATAAATCCTCCTCAAATACTGCGTTTTCAATATAGAAGTTTTCCCCATCAATGGTTTCCCATGTAGAGTAATTCCCCATTTCTACTTGTTTGATTGCGTCTTCCTCGCTATCGGCTACAACTCCGATTTCGTAAAAAACCTTTTCAGTTGCATAGACTTTGTAAACTTTTGCCATTATGAGATTCTCCTTACCCAATGATCACCGCTCTCTTTAAATTCGGCATATTCACCACGCTCAAGGGAATCTACCGCCCAAATATCACTCTCTGAATACCCTCTATCCACAGTAAAAAAGTCCGTATTGTTATAAGCAAGGATTGACTTTCCATCATCACCCCGATATCCATCACCCCAAAAGCATTCGAATGTTTTCATACTTCCTCCGTTTGTTCTAATAAGTGTTGAGCAATCTCGTAAAAGTTGACCTCTGAAACAAAAGCCATTGCATAGCCATAAGATAAAGAGCCATATTTACACTCATCGCCTATGCCCATTTCTACATAATCTTTGAGGATTTTTGAAACTTCATGAGGGTTAGTTTCAACTGTGTCAATGTCTCTTAGGGTCAAACCATCAAACACCTCAAGATTGATCCTCCATGTGGCGTAGTTGTGCCATCCGTTAAATTTTTCCATTTGATCTCTTTCGTATTTGTTCATGCTTGCTCCTTATGTACAAATGATTCTGTAATTTCAATGCCAAGATCACGATTAAGCATTGCATCAATGCAAGATAAGCCCATGTAAAGGTTGTTCCCAATCCTATGCTTAACATCCTCTAATGAGAGATTGTTATCCCTCATAGCATCAGCAATAGCGACTAAATCAATGTCTACTGTCATTGTGAATTTCATACTTCCTCCCTAATAATGGTCATTGATTCAGAGTTAATGGTGCGATTGTGATTTTTAAAACAGTTTCTAACTACTTCCATGCTTAAATTATTGGCAAGTTTTGCAAGGTAGTCTGTGGATACTTCTAAATCAATCTCCATCGTGATTCTGACCTTGTGTTTTTTCTTTGTGTCCATGTTGCATACGAAGTAATTCGCAAGTTCAAATTGATCAAACTCAAGGTCATATTTTGGATTAGATGGTTGCTTATACTTCGTGCCATCAGGCATCAAAATGACCCATTTGCGGTTTGTGCTTTTCATAGCAATTGTTGGGGTGTCTACTGAGAAATTCATACTTCCTCCTTGATAAGGTTATATTCGATTGCATCCCACATCTTGTTTAAAGCCTCATATTCACCATAAGCCATGACACGATGAAAGTCCGAATCCTTGACTTGTGCATAGCCATTGTTAGGGTCGAAACCCCACTCTGTTTCTAATTTGGCTAGTCTTCTGACTATGTGAGCCATCATGGTTCTTTTGCTGAATCTCATACTGCCTCCTCATCTCTATCCATATACTTCTTTTCTGTTTCGGGGTAATACTCCATGACTTGCCAAGGGTCGCAATACTTCCACAAGTCGATCATGTTTAACTTAAGCAAGTAAGCAATCTCACCCTCGAAAATATCTTCGGGGTCATCGTCAAGGTGAAAGGTCAAGCCATCATCGACCAACTCTTCCAAGAAATCCCGAACATCGTCAGGACATTCAAACTTGTATCTTTTCATAACTTCTCCTCTTATCAATACATTGAAAAAAACTACATATTGAGAATATACACCCAAACCAAAGTCAAGCGCAATTCCCGACTAAGTCAAAGGGTTATTGTTGTTTTTTGTTTGGGGCCGCTCTGCAGCTTTGCACCTTAAAACATAAAAGCCCGCTCAGTTCTTAGGGATGGCTTAAGTACGCATAGAGGGAAAGACATAAAGAATAGAGAGAGGATAGGAGACTTACTCGCTTACCAGTTCCCATTGAAAAATAAAGCATTGCCTTCTCGTTCGCATAAACTACTGGATGGATATACAGTAAAGCCAGGATTCTGTGCTATAGTTCTTCCAATACCAAATAAATACCCTATTGAATGAAACCTCAAAGACTAACGAGAAGACAGATAAGCGAGGAGCTAGATAACATTCCAGCCCATAGGATATTAAGCAATAAAAGGAACTTAACCTATAAGCAAAAGCAATTTTGTAAAGGATTGGTCAACGGACTGACGAAGACAGAGGCGATGGCTAAAGCTTATAAATACACAGGAAAGAGAAAGACAATGTCAGATGATGCTAGTAGATTGTCAAATGACCCCCGAATCATCGCTGAGGTGGAGGCGCTAGAGAGGGCTAAAAACTATCTGGATTATCAAGAGAACGCTCAAAAGATCGCTGAACTCCGTTCCCTCGTGGTTTCTCAGCTTACCAAGGAGGCTCTTGACCCTGAGAGTCCACCTAATGCAAGAATACAAGCCTTAAGCAAGCTGGGGTCGGTGTCAGAATTACAGGTGTTCACCGAACGCAAGATCGAGAAGACAATCATCAAGGACTCTGAGAGTGCCAAGGCTGAGCTAATGGCTAAGCTCAAGCAAGTCATGAGCGATAACATTAGAACAGTCGATGAGCTAGACGACTCGGACGAGCTATTGGCTATCATTAAAAGCGGTAAGCCCGACCCCATCGCTCTTTCTGAGTATTCCGACCCCACCGCCGCCCCAGTCGGCCTCGTGGATGTTATGACCGTCGGTAATACACATAGTAATCCAGACACACGATCACCAAACAAAATAGGGGTACCCCTCGAAAACGAGAGCCATCTGGTAAATTTACCAGATACAGAAGACACCCCCCTAATGAAATCAAACACTTAGGGGTGGGGGGTATATATTTTGAAACAGGAACGCAATGACTGAGCGCCAGGCGATCGTATACGAGATGATTGACGAATGGTGGAAGAAGTTCGGCTATGCGCCCTCTATAGATGATGTAATGCAACAGACCAAATTTAAGGGTAGAGGACATACTCATAGAATCATGAAACAACTCTGTGATCTGGGTCACTGTAAGAGATTACCAAATCGGGCGAGAAGTATCCGTCCGTCCTATATTCGTGTCCATAAGTTAGTGATCGAATGAACATCGAAGAGATCATTAAGGGTTTACCCCCAGAAGAGCAATCTGCGTTAATGCTGATGGCGAAGGATTATGTAGACTCCCTAGGTAGGGAAAAAGCCCAAACCGACTTTATGGAGTTTGTCCACCAAATGTGGCCCGGCTTTGTAAACGGCCCCCATCATAAGATAATGGCTAAGAAGTTCCAAGATATAGCGGATGGTAAGTTAAAAAGACTCATCATTAATATGCCTCCCCGTCATACGAAAAGCGAGTTTGCATCCTATATGCTTCCCGCATGGTTCTTAGGAAAGTTTCCGTCTAAGAAGATTATTCAATGTTCTAACACCGCAGAACTTGCGGTCGGTTTTGGTAGGAAAGTGAGGAACCTAGTTGGTAGCGAAGCGTACTCAAAGATTTTCCCAGATGTCGCTCTTAAGTCTGATAGTAAGGCTGCTGGCCGTTGGGGTACTAATGCCAATGGCGATTACTTTGCTATTGGTGTTGGCGGTACTGTTACAGGTAAAGGAGCTGATCTGCTCATTATTGATGATCCTCACTCGGAACAAGAGGCGGCGATAGCAGCCACTAACCCCGAAGTCTACGATAAGGTCTATGAGTGGTACTCATCAGGTCCTCGTCAACGACTCCAACCAGGCGGTGCAATTATTGTCGTTATGACCCGCTGGAGTCTGAGGGATTTAACGGGCAAGATTTTAAAGTCGTCAATGGAGCGGGACGGAGACGAGTGGGAAGTAATTGACTTCCCCGCAATTCTCCCAAATGAACAACCTTTATGGCCTGCATTTTGGCCGCTCAAAGAACTTCTTGCATTAAAAGAAGAACTGCCAGTAAGTAAATGGAATGCCCAGTATCAGCAAAGTCCTACGAGTGAAGAGGGCGCCCTAGTTAAAAGGGAGTGGTGGAAGATGTGGGAAAGCGACCGTCCTCCTAAATGCGAATTTATTATCCAATCTTGGGATACCGCATTTACCAAGAACGAGCGTTCAGACTACTCAGCCTGTACGACTTGGGGTGTCTTTTATCTAAATGAAGATGAAATGCAACCCAATATTATCTTGCTTGACGCATTTAAAGAACGCATGGAATTCCCGCAATTAAAGGAACGGGCGATCAGAATGTATAAAGAATGGGAACCCGATGCGTTTATCGTCGAAGCTAAGGCGTCTGGCGCCCCGCTCATATTTGAGTTGCGTCGCATGGGTATCCCTGTATCAGAGTTTACACCTACTCGTGGCAATGATAAGATAGCCCGATTAAATTCGGTAACAGATTTGTTTGCTTCAGGCAAGGTGTGGGCGCCTGGAACAAGATGGGCTGATGAGGTAATGGAAGAGATGGCGGCATTTCCAAACTCGGATCACGATGACTTAGTGGACTCCTCCACACAAGCCCTGATTCGGTTTAGGAAGGGCGGATTTATTTCCCTACCCTCAGACGAGCAAGATGAACCACAATTTTATAGACGCAAAGCTGCGTATTACTAGGAACCAATATGGCCATTGATAAAGCACTATACCAAGCCCCAGTCGGAATCGACGCACTGGCAGAACAAGAACCTGATATGGAGATCGAGATTGTAGATCCCGAATCAGTAACAATCGGTATAGATGGACTAGAAATTGAGATCGAGCCAATGGAAGAAGGCGAAGATGACTTTGATGCCAACTTAGCCGAATTTATGGATGAGGGCGAATTAACAACAGTTGCTGGAGATTTAATCGGCGACTATGACAATGACATCTCTTCCCGCAAAGATTGGATTCAAACTTATGTTGACGGTTTAGAACTTCTTGGTTTAAAGATTGAAGAAAGAACTGAACCATGGGAAGGTGCTTGCGGTGTCTATCACCCACTCCTATCCGAAGCAGTAGTGAAGTTCCAAGCAGAAACCATGATGTCTACTTTCCCAGCTTCTGGTCCTGTAAAGACTCAGATTATCGGTAAAGAAACACCAGATAAAAAAGATGCTGCTGAACGTGTAACGGCTGACATGAACTATCAGTTGACAGATGTCATGCAAGAATATCGCCCTGAGCATGAAAGAATGTTATGGAGCTTAGGTATCGCTGGTAACGCATTTAAAAAGGTGTACTTTGATCCTTCTTTAAATCGCCAAGTGTCTATGTTTGTTCCTGCCGAAGATATCGTTGTGCCTTACGGCGCTTCAAACTTAGAGTCGGCAGAGCGTGTAACCCATGTGATGCGTAAGACTGAAAACGATTTACTCCGTCTACAGCATTCGGGTTTCTACCGAGATATCGACCTAGGAACTCCTGATAACGTATTAGATGAAGTAGAAAAGAAAATTGCAGAAAAGCTCGGTTTCCGTGCTACATCTGATGACCGCTATAAGGTCTTGGAGATGCACGTTAACTTAGACTTACCAGGTTACGAACATACAGACGATGAAGGTGAGCCTACTGGTATCGCCCTTCCTTATGTAGTAACAATTGAAAAAGGATCGAACACTGTATTAGCGATCCGCAGAAATTGGAACCCAGATGATGAGACATTTAAAAAGCGTCAGCACTTCGTTCACTACGGGTATATTCCCGGCTTTGGTTTTTATTGTTTTGGCCTTATCCATCTTATCGGCGCTTTTGCTAAATCTGGTACTTCCATTTTGCGCCAGCTTGTCGATGCAGGATCACTCTCGAATTTGCCAGGCGGCTTTA